GCGGAGAACGGGTCGATTATGCTTTATTCTGCCATGACTTACCGGTAATGTTTATTGAAGCAAAATCGTATGATGAAGATTTAAATAATCATTCTCCTCAGTTGTCAAGATACTTCAATGCTACGCCAGAAGTAGCGGTAGCAGCAATTACTAATGGTAGAGAATGGCATTTTTATACGGATCTTAAAGAAAAAAACATAATGGATCGTACGCCATTTTTAAGGATTAATTTTGAATTATTTGATCAGTCAAAAATACCACAGTTAGCTCAATTCTGTCATGATAAGTTTCAACCTGAAGCATTACGAACACTTGCTGAAGAGAGTATTTATTTATCGGCATTCACAAAAACAGTTATAACATCTCTAAAAGAAAGCGATATTGAGTTCGTACGATATGTTGCTAGCCGTTCTAACATTGGCAGACAGCTGAATCAGCGTTTCTTGAATCAATTACTCCAATTGTTAAGCAAGCAGTTGAAAAGGCAGTTAGTGCAATGGTTGTTTCGGGTCTTTCCAGCAATGAGCCGGAAGTAGAGAAAGATAACGAGCAGGGTGTAACGAAAGTTGATGAAAAAGCTCCAATTATAGATCCTGATAATAATAAAATTATTACTACTTATACGGAACGGCAATTGTTTGAGTATATTACCTTGATCTTGGGTTCAGATGTTGAGTTAGTTGCTAAAGATAATGAAAGTTACTTTAGTGTATTGTATCAAGGTAAGTCTAATCGTTGGATCTTGCGTTATTTTGATAATAAACAACGTCCGTTTATTTATGTTCCGATTGAATTATCGGAGGAACACCTAAGAGAGATTGAACGAGCAGGTTTGGATATTAATAATGCCAACATTGTTATAGATAGACCTGAGAATATTCTGAGAATAAGTGGTCTTATTCGGGACTGTTTAGAATATTGTCAAAATGATGATAATTTCAGAAAAAATAAATAATTTTTGCTAATTAATAAAAGCCCACTTTACATAGTGGGCTTTTTAATTTATATTGCGCCCTAAGGTCTCAAAAGCCTTTAGATACGGTGTTCACCCCGTCAGCGTGATTTTTTTATGCCTAATTTTATCAATGATCGACAGTGCGACTAATACAATACCCGAAAGGGGAATACGTCCGCTGGATTATCTGACCAGTTTTGAGCTGTCGATCACCCTAAGTTTAACTTAGGGCTTCCATCAAAAGGAAATCAGATTATGACAACTCAAATTTCTACACAATCAGCTACATTCAATTTTGAAAATCACGCAATCCGCACATTAGCAATTAACAATGAACCTTGGTTCGTTGCGGCAGACTTGTGTTGTGCATTAAACATTGCCAATCATCGCGATGCTATAGCTAAATTAGACGATGACGAAAAGGGCGTCGGTTTAACCGACACCCTTGGCGGAGAACAAAACGTGGCGATTGTTAGCGAAAGTGGAATGTACACATTAATTTTACGTTGTCGTGACGCAGTGAAAAAAGGGTCTGTGCCACACCGTTTTAGAAAATGGGTCACTGCTGAAGTATTACCGGCAATTCGTAAAACAGGAAAATATGAAGTCGCCCAAACCACAGTAGAAGATCGCACCGGCTTACGCGATGCAGTAAATTTCTTGGTGAGCAAACGCGGCTTGTTATATTCCGACGCTTATAACTTGGTACACCAACGCTTTAATGTGAAAAGCATTGAAGATTTAAGCCTTGAACAATTACCGCAAGCGATAGAGTATGTACATAAAATTGCGTTAGAGGGCGAATTGATCGCGCCGCCGAGAGACACATCGCAAATGGTAAAAATTCCTCACGCCGGTCGCTGGTTGGTTATCACCAGCGAATATGACGAAAACCGCACCGTCGTTAAGAACATTGACGGCAAAAGCTGTGTTGACGCACGCCTAAACCGCAAGTTAATAAGCGAAACGCACTTAATGGCAGATATGCTGCTTGAACTGGCGCACAGAATGCGAATTGTGGACGGCGAATGCAACCCAAACATATTCGATACGCCAATCCTACAAAGTAAGCGTAAAACCATTATCTAAAACACCACAAAATCCGACCGCACTTTTACCGGTGCGGTATTGAATAAAGCTCAGTAGTTTTGTACATTATGAGTATGAACAAAGGAGGAACTATGGGAACAATCTTTATTTGGATTATGAAAATGATCGCTATATTTGTAGTCGCTCCGATTTTGGCGCTTTATGTTCTTGGTTCTATCCTATCAGACGGTTTTGCGTGGGGCGGTTTCCGATATATCGCAATCATCGTTGCCGTATCTGTTGTTTTTGGGTTGATTGAATGGTTTAAACCGAGTAATTCATAATTAGTTTTATATTTTAGAAAAGCACTCTTCGGAGTGCTTTTTTTATGGGGTTTATTTATGGCTGGCACATTGGGATCGCTGAATATTCAGCTAACGTTAGATCAAGTCAATTTTCAAAATTCATTATCAAAGGCACAGCAACGCGCGCAGACATTTTCGGCTAAAACCAAGGGTTATTTGGAAAACATCGATTCGGCGATGACTGCGCTTAACAACTCCAGCAAATTAACTAATTTTTTATTATTTAAAGATTCTCTGACGAGTTCAATTAAGGCATTTATTCAGTATGCTGACGCAAACACAGAATTAACCAATCGATTAAAACTATCAACAAATGGTAATGCTCAACTTGCTTTGGCGACACAGACTGTTTTTGATATCTCCCTGCGGACTAATCAGGCTGTAAGTGCGACGTCGCTTGTTTATCAAAAATTTGCTCAAAATGCTGAAAAGTTAAAACTAAGCCAAGCTGATGTAGCCGCCTTGACTGAAACCGTGACAAAGTCCGTTGCAATGTCGGGTTCAACTGCTGCGCAAGCTGAGGCGGGGTTGGTTCAATTTGGGCAAGCGTTGGCAACAGGAACGTTAAAAGGGCAAGATCTTAATTCTGTAATGCAACAAATCCCCGGACTTGCGGACGCAATCGCGAAAGGTTTGGGCGTAACGACCGGCGAACTTAAACAAATGGGAGCCACCGGCAAACTGGATATTCCGCAGGTTGTTGAAGCATTAAAAAAGGTCAAGGCGCAGGTCGATGATGATTTTGCTAATCGCATTAAGTCAGTTTCCGGCGCGATGACCAATTTTGAAACGTCATTTATCCAAATGATCGGGCGTTTTGATAGCGCCACCGGGGTTACTACCGGTATAGCGAATAGCATAGAGTTCTTGGCGGCAAATTTGGAAGATGCCATTAAAATGGCGACATTATTTGCCGGTGCCTTGGCGGTTGGGCAACTTGGTAATTATTCCTCAAAACTTGTACAAACCGGTGTAGCAAGTGCGAAAAACACGTTGTCACATTACAACGAAGCGAAAGCCCTCTATGCTAAAGCCACAGCACTACGGGTAGCGGCTCAAACAGAAATGGCTTCTTTGGCTGCACAGTTACAAGTTGCCCAGTCTGAAAAAACGCGATTTGCGTTGCGCGAACAGATGAAAGCGCAGACGGCACAAATTATTGCGCTGACAAAAGCGGAAGCGACAGCAAAACAAAATTTAGCAACGGCAAACAGACTTGCCAGCGCAGCGGCGGCTGGTTTGCGGGTGTTATGGGACTGCTTGGCGGTCCTGCTGGCGCGGTGACTATTGCTGCCAGTGCGTTGTTATATTTCAACTCACAAGCGGAAGAAGCTCGTAAAAAAGCGATTGATACCGCTGCCGCTAACGAGCAACTGAAAGAAAGCTATGAAGGGTTAAGCGAAGCCGTACTTACTACCAAGATTTTTGAGCAAATCGAAGCGATGAAAGAGCAAGAAGAACAGCTCAAAAAATTGGGTTCTACGATGATCTCAACTGAGTTTAGCCATCGTCGCGGAGGTTGGTTTGCTTCAACTGCGCAGGAAGTAGAAGAAGCGTCGGCAAAATACAAAAGTGGCTTGGAAGTTGCGTCGGCTAAAAGTCAGGCATTTGATAATCAACTACGCGCACTTGTACAGTCCATGCTGAATAATGGCAAGTCGTTAGATGATATTCACAAGAAATTATCTGTATTTAATGTTGGCGCAGAAAAAGCCGGTCAAATTATCGCCGATGTAAAAATGGTATTGATAAAAATAAGGATAGCACTAATCAGGCTACGGCTGCCGTTATCGATCTCGCGAAAGCTCAAAGCGAGCTGACTAAAAAATCAGATGATTTACGCGCCAAATTAGAGGTGTTAGAGCTTAAAAATAAAGGTCATGCTAAGGCATCTTATGTGTTGGCAGGTCTTTATGAAGTGCTTGGTGTTAAAGGTGCTGAATACTCAAAGGTTCTTAATGCTATTGCCAATGGTGACGTAGTGGCCGCACAGGCAGCCGCAACTGCGATCAACTTATCCGCCGAACAATTACAAACCATGCTAGACATGGGTAAAAAGATTGAAGGGTTATTTGATACAGATACTAAGGTAGCCACCATTGAAACAAGTCTCAAAAAGAATAAGTCGTCAGATAATGCTCGTGAAAATTGGCTTAACTTTTACGATGAAATTCGTAAGAAATCGTCATCAACTCTAGGCGAAATTAACCTTGAAGAAGTGCGGATGTTTCAGCGTCTCGATGAACATATGCGCAAAGGGGTTGTATCTCACCAAGAGTATGAAACAGCGAAGACGGCAATTACAGAACGATTTGCGAAACAGCGTCTTGAACTCGCCGGCAAATATGCGCCTGAAAAATTGCTTAAATCAAACCTTACGGAAGATTTAGGCAGCATTGAAGAATTGCGGTCCGCCGGTCAATTAAATGCTGACGAAGCAAGAAAAGCTGCTCAGCAAATGCAATTTAATTACGCACAGCAGATTTCTCAACAGGCAGTTGACCCATTAAGCAAACTACGGGCAATCTACGACCCCCAACAGGAAACGCGAAACAAACAAGCGGAAGAATTGGCGCAGTTGCAGGCATTTAACGAGCAGAAACTGATTACCGAAGAAGAGTTCCAGCAACGCAGACAGCAGATCATCGATAAGTACAAAAATGACGAGTTCCAACGCGACATGGGGCAATACGCCACAGGTCTGAACGATTTGGGCGGTGCATTTGGTAATTTGGCATCTGCTGTTGAACAGTCGGCAGGGAAACAATCCGCCGCTTATAAAGCGATGTTTGCGGTATCAAAAGCCTTTGCGATTGCGGAAGCCACGGTTAAATTGTCACAGGCTATTAGCCAAGCATTAGCCGATCCGACCGCACTTACACCAGCGCAGAAATTTGCCAATATGGCGGCGGTGGCGGCAGCAGGCGCGAATGTTATTTCGCAGATTATGAGTGTCGGGTTTGCTGGCGGTGGTTATACTGGTGACGGCGGAAAGTATGCGCCTGCTGGTATTGTCCACCGAGGAGAGTACGTCATCACAAAAGAAGCCACGAGCCGTTTAGGACGTGGCTTTTTAGATCAGCTTAACTACGGCGCTCCGCGTCGTGGCTTTGCTAATGGTGGCGGTGTAAGCGTGCCTGAATTGCCTAACTATGGCGGAAACATCAGCCGGAGTAGCGGTAACGTCACAGTGAAAGTGATCAACAACGGCGAACCAGTTTCCGCCAGCGTGAGTAGCGAGCAAAACGGCGATGAATTGCAAATTACCGTTGAGCTTATGCGGCAAATGGATCGCATTGCGGATATGCGCTATCGCAAAAACCAGCGCGAGGATATGCGTAGCGGTGGGGCGTTTAATCGGACGTAATGAATGAGGTAATAAATGGCACTTGATATTTTGCCTTACTGCCCGAAACCGGGTTACACAGTCAAAAACGAACCGCGCCGAAAAGTGAATAAGTTCGGCGATGGTTACGAACAACGTATGGTGGACGGATTAAATCCGTTATTGCGGAAATATTCGCTCACTTTCAAGGTTCATCATAAAAGTGCGGTCGATTTTGATAAATTTTTAAGGAATAAGGGCGGCGTGACCGCCTTTTTATTTCGCGAAAAAGCCAATGATAACCAGTTGATCAAGGTCGTTTGTCCCGATTGGAGCAAAACCGTCGGTAAAACGCATACTGAATTTAGTTGCAGCTTTGAAGAGGTGGTGTAATGCCAAAGCCAATACCGCGCGATATGCGACAAGAATTACCGAAACTTGAGCAGGGCGCGCTAATTGAACTATGGGAAATTGACTTGCGGCACATTCACAGCGCTAGCAATCCTACGCAAAAAGGCGAGTTATTGCGGTTCCATAATGGTGTAAATCAGGGTCATAAAAATGTTATTTGGCAGGGTAACGAGTATCAAGCCTACCCGATCAACGCTGATGGTTTTGAGCTATCTGGACAAGGACCGAGTAACCGCCCGACTTTGACTATCTCGAATATGTACGGAATTGTGACCGCACTTGCTGAAGATTTCGGGCAGGGTTTAGGTGCAAAAGTTACGCGCCGCTTGGTATATGCGCAATTCCTCGACGCGGCGAATTTTGCTGGTGGAAATACGAAAGCCGATCCGACGCAGGAGTCAATTAGTTATTACATTATCGAGCAGCTTAAATCACTGACCGATGACGTTGCAACGTTTGAACTTGCCTTGCCGGCGGAAACGGATAATGCCCGCATACCTATTTTAATGATTACGTCCGATACTTGTATTTGGCGTTATCGAAGTGCGGAATGCGGTTATACTGGCCCACCGGTGGCTGACGAGTTTGACAAGCCGACAACAGACGCGAAAAAGGATAAGTGTTCGCACTGCCTGCGCGGGTGTAAGTTGCGCTGGGGAAATGATACCGCTTTGCCTTTCGGCGGGTTTCCGTCCACCACACAATATGGTAACTAAATAATGAAAATTCCTGATAATTTAAAGCAAGAAATACTTGATTATTCTAAACGACAAGAGCCGCGCGAAATGTGCGGCTTTGTTGTTTTGGAGTCCGGTGAGAAAGTATTTTACCCATGCCCTAACATTGCCGACGATCCGGAAAATTATTTCGAGATCGAACATGAAGAATGGATTATGACAAGCGAGATCGGCGAGATTATTGCGGTTGTCCATTCTCACCCGAACGGCTTGCCGTATTTGTCAACCGCCGATCGTATGTGTCAAATTCGATGCGCCACGGCGTTTTGGTTGGTGGTGGATAATGAGATTTTACAATTTCGACCGGTTCCGGAGTTGCTTGGGCGTAATTTTATCAATTATCACCAAGACTGCTCGCAGTTGGTGTTAGATGCCTATATGTTGGCAGGGTTGGATTTTGGGAAACCAAAGCCACCGGCGGGCTATGATTTTGAATGGTTTGAAAGCGGTCAGAATCTGATTGAAGAAAATTTAGTGCGGTTGGGGTTTGAAAAGCTCACCGAAGAACCGGCGCAGCTTGGCGATGTGGTGTTGTTGAAAATTTGTAGCCCAGTGCCGAATCATGCCGGCATCTATCTCGGCGATCAAACAATGCTACATCATAGTGTAGGGCGATTATCCGCGCGTGTGCCGTATGACGGAGCATGGCTGCGATCAACGCATAGTATTTGGAGATACAAGCAATGGCGACAATTACATTTCACGGCGATCTTAAACGATTTATTGATTCCCCCTTTGAATTAGAAGCGCGGTCGTTTTCTGAGTTAATGAGCGGCTTGTTAACGCAGATTAACGGATTGCAACAACACTTGCGCAAAGGCTATTACAAGGTGCGTATCGGCAAGCGTTACCTGACGGAAGAACAGATAAAGACCAATCCACAAATGGCGCTCACCGAGGAAAGCACGGTGCATTTTACGCCGGTTATCGCTGGTGCGGGTAAAGGGCTGGGGATCGGACAGATTATTATCGGCGTAGTGCTTATTGCAGCTACATGGTACATCGGTGGTACGGCTGGTTGGTCTTATCTTGCCATGGCAAGCGGGTATGCAATGGGGGCGGCAATGATTTTATCAGGTGCGATGACATTGCTAACTCTTACGCCGAATATGGATACCAGTGCCAAAGAGAGCGAAAAGAAACAAAGCACCTCATTTTCAAATATTAAAAATCTCACGCCGCAGGGGAGACCGATCCCATTGCTGTACGGCGAGATGATGACAAGCCTTGTGCTTATTTCGCAGGGCGTTGAAACGTTTGATGATATGGAAACATTAAAGAAAGGGTAGTTTATGGGTGGTGGAAATAAAGGTGGTGGCGGTCATACACCGTATGAAGCGCCGGATTCACTGAAATCAGCGCAGAAATTACGCGCGATTGGCTTGATTTCGCTCGGGCCAATCAAAGGCACAGTGAACAAATGGAAAACGACGTATTTTGACAATACACCAATCCAAAATGCGAACGGTAAAGATGATAACGATACCGATAGTTTTAACTTCAAAAATACCGAAATTCAATTTACGCTTGGTACTCAAGACCAGCTACCGCTAAAAGGGTTTGAAGCAAGCGAACGAGAAGTGCCGGTAAATGCAGAAGTTAAACAGGCTCACCCGTTAACTAAAACCGTTATCGATCCGGACGTTTCCCGCTTACGTTTAACGCTGGCGGTTAGTGCGCTATTCAGTCAAAATGATCAGGGCGACACGCACGGAACAAGCGTCACTTTCCAGGTGTTGATCAATAATTTACCGCGCAACACTTATACAATCGAGGGAAAATCGTCCTCCCGTTTTTTCCGCAGCTATATTATCGAAAATCTGCCAGAAGTACCATTCACCGTAACCGTGAAGCGGGTAACAGAAGACAGCAAAAACCAGCGATTACAGAATGCGACAAGCTGGGCGAGCTATACGGAGATAATCGACACTAAATTGTCATACCCGAATATGGCGTTGGTGGGCATCAAGACCGATTCGCGTTATAACCCGAATTTCCCGAATATCAATTTTTTGTTGCACGGTCGCTTAGTCAAAATTCCGAGTAATTATGATCCGGTTGCCCGCACTTATGCCGCCGGGATTTGGAAGGGCGATTTTAAAGAAGACTGGACGAACAACCCCGCTTGGGTCTTTTACGATTTAGTCACCAATAAACAAATCGGCTTGGGTGAGCGGCTGGGTGATTTTGGGGTCGATAAATTCCAACTGTACCAAATTGCGCGGTATTGCGATCAGCTTGTGCCGGACGGCTACGGCGGGCAAGAACCGCGTATGACGGCGAACCTGTGGATCACCGACCAGCGCAGCGCATATGAAGTGTTATCCGATATGGCAAGCGTGTTCCGAGCCATGGTGATTTGGAACGGTCAGCAAATGACCGCGACACAAGACCGCCCTACAGATCCAGTTTGCACCTACACGCAGTCAAACGTAATTGACGGCAAATTTACCCGCCAATATGTGGCGCAGAAAGCAATTTATACTGCCGTTGAGGTGGAATATGCCGACAAACGCAATATGTATCAAAAGGCGATCGAGTATGTGGCGGATGATGATTTAATCCGACGCTACGGCTACAACGTGAAGAAAATCACCGCGTTTGCTTGCACCTCACGTGGCCAGGCTCATAGATACGGTAAATGGGTGCTTGAAACATCGCGACTTGAGCAATGCACAATCACATTCAGCGTTGGGCGCGAAGGGTTGGCGCATTTGCCGGGTGATATTATTGAAGTTGCCGACAACCGCTACGCCAACACAAATTTAGGCGGTCGTGTACTATCGGTTAATGGAAAGACTGTGACGCTAGATCGTCCGATTGATTTCACTGCTGATAGCTACCTCGGTTATTTAAGCACAGTTGGGGCGGCGGAAATCGTTCGCGTTAAAATTTTAAGTGTTGATGACAAGCAGCGAGTGAATTTAGATCGCGAACCGGTTGGACTTGTGGAAAATGCGAATTGGACGTTGCACACCGCGCAAGTTAAGACGCAGCTTTATCGCGCGATCGGAATTGCTGAAAACGAAGATGGATCGTTTGCGATTACCGCACTTCAGCACGAGCCACAGAAAGAAGCGATTGTGGACAATGGGGCAGTTTTTGAGCCGAGAAACACAACAATACTTAATACGCCAAAAATCGACAATATCCAAATCGATGTTGGCGCGGGTAGTGTAAATATTCAAGGTGATGTGTCCGGCGGGGCTGGGGTTGTTAAATATGACATCCGCATCTACAAAGACGGTAAGTTATACGATATTCAGCTTGGGTTAAACTCGCCGCAAATCAAACTTGATAATCTGCCAAACGGTGAATATTCGGTTGTAATCGCGGTTAAAAATCAAGACGGACAATTACTCAATGAGAAGTTGCAAACATTTACGATTAACCGCCCGCCGGTGCCGAAAAATGTGCGCATTAGTGGCAGTTTGAGTGATATTACTCTCGAATGGGATTGGGTGGATGAAGTCACACAAACCGAAATTTTCGCAGCCGAAACTGACAATATAAAAAGTGCGGTCAAAATTGCGAAAGTTTTGGCGCGTACCTATTCGCACACCGTTGGCGGTAGAAAAGTGCGGTATTACTGGTTGCGTCATGTACGAGGCATTAATAACGGTGCATTTTACCAAGAGACCGGACTGAAAGGCGAAACAGGCGCAGACATCGATAAAGAGCTTGAATTGCTTAATGAAAAGCTGTCAGGAAAATTGTTGATACTGTCATTGATACCGCTTTGCCGGCGCGAAATCTTGAGTTAACGAAAACTGTTGACGGTTTAGACCTCAATAAGTTTATCGGCTACAACCAAGTGTTTAACCGCGCAGACGGTAAGCTGTATTTGTGGAACGGTAAGCAATATACGTCGAATAAATCCGAAGTCTTAGCAAAAGACATACAAGGAATTATCGGCGCGAACCAAATTGCACCAATCCCGACAACACAGTTACAAGGCACGTTAAGCGCGCAACAAATTGCCGCCAACAGTATCGGCACAAATCACCTGCAAGCCAATGTGATTACTGCTGACAAACTGGCGGCTAATTCGGTGAGTGCAGGAGCTTTACAGGCTGGCGCGGTACGCGCGGAACACGTCGCCGCAGGGCAGCTCACCGCTGATAAATTGGCGATCGGGTTGGGGGGTAATCTGTTATATAACCCAATATTTGCCAATGATGCGTATGGATGGCGCGATTTTGGTGCTAAGTCGAGCAACATCCGGCGAATATTGTTATCAATAATCATCGTCGCGGACTGGGTACTGGGACTACACGCCGAAAAATGCGCTTCAAACCGAGATGTGGCAGTTTATGAGCTTAGGCGGTAATAACAGTGCGATGAAGCAGCTAACCAATCTTAATAATTGGTGGGTTGACCCTTGCCGCCAGGTTATCCGCGTAACGCCTGGCAAGCAATATATTTTCTCCGCATATGTCGCCTGTTATAACTTGGGGGCATTTCTATATGTTGAAAAATGGAACGACGCGGGAACGCAATATTTATCAGGTGTAGCGACTACTGGCTCGGGTCTATTCGGGCAATCAAATGCCCGCAAAAACAACGAGGCGTGGACGGAAGCCCCTACGGCGCACTTTAAAGACGGACTAGGTAAAGACGCTACGCGGGTTTGGGTGAAATTTTGACGGGCGCAGACCAGAGGGCGCGTTGAATTTTTGTCCGGCAGACTAACTATTGCGTCCCGCGTCGTCCATTTTTCAACATATAGAAATGCCCCCAAGTTATAACAGGCGACATATGCGGAGAAAATATATTGCTTGCCAGGCGTTACGCGGATAACCTGGCGGCAAGGGTCAACCCACCAATTATTAAGATTGGTTAGCTGCTTCATCGCACTGTTATTACCGCCTAAGCTCATAAACTGCCACATCTCGGTTTGAAGCGCATTTTTCGGCGTGTAGTCCCCAGTACCCAGTCCGCGACGATGATTATTGATAACAATATTCGCCGGGATGTTGCTCGACTTAGCACCAAAATCGCGCCATCCATACGCATCATTGGCAAATATTGGGTTATATAACAGATTACCCCCCAACCCGATCGCCAATTTATCAGCGGTGAGCTGCCCTGCGGCGACGTGTTCCGCGCGTACCGCGCCAGCCTGTAAAGCTCCTGCACTCACCGAATTAGCCGCCAGTTTGTCAGCAGTAATCACATTGGCTTGCAGGTGATTTGTGCCGATACTGTTGGCGGCAATTTGTTGCGCGCTTAACGTGCCTTGTAACTGTGTTGTCGGGATTGGTGCAATTTGGTTCGCGCCGATAATTCCTTGTATGTCTTTTGCTAAGACTTCGGATTTATTCGACGTATATTGCTTACCGTTCCACAAATACAGCTTACCGTCTGCGCGGTTAAACACTTGGTTGTAGCCGATAAACTTATTGAGGTCTAAACCGTCAACAGTTTTCGTTAACTCAAGATTTCGCGCCGGCAAAGCGGTATCAATGACAGTATCAACAATTTTTCCTGACAGCTTTTCATTAAGCAATTCAAGCTCTTTATCGATGTCTGCGCCTGTTTCGCCTTTCAGTCCGGTCTCTTGGTAAAATGCACCGTTATTAATGCCTCGTACATGACGCAACCAGTAATACCGCACTTTTCTACCGCCAACGGTGTGCGAATAGGTACGCGCCAAAACTTTCGCAATTTTGACCGCACTTTTTATATTGTCAGTTTCGGCTGCGAAAATTTCGGTTTGTGTGACTTCATCCACCCAATCCCATTCGAGAGTAATATCACTCAAACTGCCACTAATGCGCACATTTTTCGGCACCGGCGGGCGGTTAATCGTAAATGTTTGCAACTTCTCATTGAGTAATTGTCCGTCTTGATTTTTAACCGCGATTACAACCGAATATTCACCGTTTGGCAGATTATCAAGTTTGATTTGCGGCGAGTTTAACCCAAGCTGAATATCGTATAACTTACCGTCTTTGTAGATGCGGATGTCATATTTAACAACCCCAGCCCCGCCGGACACATCACCTTGAATATTTACACTACCCGCGCCAACATCGATTTGGATATTGTCGATTTTTGGCGTATTAAGTATTGTTGTGTTTCTCGGCTCAAAAACTGCCCCATTGTCCACAATCGCTTCTTTCTGTGGCTCGTGCTGAAGTGCGGTAATCGCAAACGATCCATCTTCGTTTTCAGCAATTCCGATCGCGCGATAAAGCTGCGTCTTAACTTGCGCGGTGTGCAACGTCCAATTCGCATTTTCCACAAGTCCAACCGGTTCGCGATCTAAATTCACTCGCTGCTTGTCATCAACACTTAAAATTTTAACGCGAACGATTTCCGCCGCCCCAACTGTGCTTAAATAACCGAGGTAGCTATCAGCAGTGAAATCAATCGGACGATCTAGCGTCACAGTCTTTCCATTAACCGATAGTACACGACCGCCTAAATTTGTGTTGGCGTAGCGGTTGTCGGCAACTTCAATAATATCACCCGGCAAATGCGCCAACCCTTCGCGCCCAACGCTGAATGTGATTGTGCATTGCTCAAGTCGCGATGTTTCAAGCACCCATTTACCGTATCTATGAGCCTGGCCACGTGAGGTGCAAGCAAACGCGGTGATTTTCTTCACGTTGTAGCCGTAGCGTCGGATTAAATCATCATCCGCCACATACTCGATCGCCTTTTGATACATATTGCGTTTGTCGGCATATTCCACCTCAACGGCAGTATAAATTGCTTTCTGCGCCACATATTGGCGGGTAAATTTGCCGTCAATTACGTTTGACTGCGTGTAGGTGCAAACTGGATCTGTAGGGCGGTCTTGTGTCGCGGTCATTTGCTGACCGTTCCAAATCACCATGGCTCGGAACACGCTTGCCATATCGGATAACACTTCATATGCGCTGCGCTGGTCGGTGATCCACAGGTTCGCCGTCATACGCGGTTCTTGCCCGCCGTAGCCGTCCGGCACAAGCTGATCGCAATACCGCGCAATTTGGTACAGTTGGAATTTATCGACCCCAAAATCACCCAGCCGCTCACCCAAGCCGATTTGTTTATTGGTGACTAAATCGTAAAAGACCCAAGCGGGGTTGTTCGTCCAGTCTTCTTTAAAATCGCCCTTCCAAATCCCGGCGGCATAAGTGCGGGCAACCGGATCATAATTACTCGGAATTTTGACTAAGCGACCGTGCAACAAAAAATTGATATTCGGGAAATTCGGGTTATAACGCGAATCGGTCTTGATGCCCACCAACGCCATATTCGGGTATGACAATTTAGTGTCGATTATCTCCGTATAGCTCGCCCAGCTTGTCGCATTCTGTAATCGCTGGTTTTTGCTGTCTTCTGTTACCCGCTTCACGGTTACGGTGAATGGTACTTCTGGCAGATTTTCGATAATATAGCTGCGGAAAAAACGGGAGGACGATTTTCCCTCGATTGTATAAGTGTTGCGCGGTAAATTATTGATCAACACCTGGAAAGTGACGCTTGTTCCGTGCGTGTCGCCCTGATCATTTTGACTGAATAGCGCACTAACCGCCAGCGTTAAACGTAAGCGGGAAACGTCCGGATCGATAACGGTTTTAGTTAACGGGTGAGCCTGTTTAACTTCTGCATTTACCGGCACTTCTCGTTCGCTTGCTTCAAACCCTTTTAGCGGTAGCTGGTCTTGAGTACCAAGCGTAAATTGAATTTCGGTATTTTTGAAGTTAAAACTATCGGTATCGTTATCATCTTTACCGTTCGCATTTTGGATTGGTGTATTGTCAAAATACGTCGTTTTCCATTTGTTCACTGTGCCTTTGATTGGCCCGAGCGAAATCAAGCCAATCGCGCGTAATTTCTGCGCTGATTTCAGTGAATCCGGCGCTTCATACGGTGTATGACCGCCACCACCTTTATTTCCACCACCCATAAACTACCCTTTCTTTAATGTTTCCATATCATCAAACGTTTCAACGCCCTGCGAAATAAGCACAAGGCTTGTCATCATCTCGCCGTACAGCAATGGGATCGGTCTCCCCTGCGGCGTGAGATTTTTAATATTTGAAAATGAGGTGCTTTGTTTCTTTTCGCTCTCTTTGGCACTGGTATCCATATTCGGCGTAAGAGTTAGCAATGTCATCGCACCTGATAAAATCATTGCCGCCCCCATTGCATACCCGCTTGCCATGGCAAGATAAGACCAACCAGCCGTACCACCGATGTACCATGTAGCTGCAATAAGCACTACGCCGATAATAATCTGTCCGATCCCCAGCCCTTTACCCGCACCAGCGATAACCGGCGTAAAATGCACCGTGCTTTCCTCGGTGAGCGCCATTTGTGGATTGGTCTTTATCTGTTCTTCCGTCAGGTAACGCTTGCCGATACGCACCTTGTAATAGCCTTTGCGCAAGTGTTGTTGCAATCCGTTAATCTGCGTTAACAAGCCGCTCATTAACTCAGAAAACGACCGCGCTTCTAATTCAAAGGGGGAATCAATAAATCGTTTAAGATCGCCGTGAAATGTAATTGTCGCCATTGCTTGTATCTCCAAATACTATGCGTTGATCGCAGCCATGCTCCGTCATACGGCACACGCGCGGATAATCGCCCTACACTATGATGTAGCATTGTTTGATCGCCGAGATAGATGCCGGCATGATTCGGCACTGGGCTACAAATTTTCAACAACACCACATCGCCAAGCTGCGCCGGTTCTTCGGTGAGCTTTTCAAACCCCAACCGCACTAAATTTTCTTCAATCAGATTCTGACCGCTTTCAAACCATTCAAAATCATAGCCCGCCGGTGGCTTTGGTTTCCCAAAATCCAACCCTGCCAACATATAGGCATCTAACACCAACTGCGAGCAGTCTTGGTGATAATTGATAAAATTACGCCCAAGCAACTCCGGAACCGGTCGAAATTGTAAAATCTCATTATCCACCACCAACCAAAACGCCGTGGCGCATCGAATTTGACACATACGATCGGCGGTTGACAAATACGGCAAGCCGTTCGGGTGAGAATGGACAACCGCAATAATCTCGCCGATCTCGCTTGTCATAATCCATTCTTCATGTTCGATCTCGAAATAATTTTCCGGATCGTCGGCAATGTTAGGGCATGGGTAAAATACTTTCTCACCGGACTCCAAAACAACAAAGCCGCACATTTCGCGCGGCTCTTGTCGTTTAGAATAATCAAGTATTTCTTGCTTTAAATTATCAGGAATTTTCATTATTTAGTTACCATATTGTGTGGTGGACGGAAACCCGCCGAAAGGCAAAGCGGTATCATTTCCCCAGCGCAACTTACACCCGCGCAGGCAGTGCGAACACTTATCCTTTTTCGCGTCTGTTGTCGGCTTGTCAAACTCGTCAGCCACCGGTGGGCCAGTATAACCGCATTCCGCACTTCGATAACGCCAAATACAAGTATCGGACGTAATCATTAAAATAGGTATGCGGGCATTATCCGTTTCCGCCGGCAAGGCAAGTTCAAACGTTGCAACGTCATCGGTCAGTGATTTAAGCTGCTCGATAATGTAATAACTAATTGACTCCTGCGTCGGATCGGCTTTCGTATTTCCACCAGCAAAATTCGCCGCGTCGAGGAATTGCGCATATACCAAGCGGCGCGTAACTTTTGCACCTAAACCCTGCCCGAAATCTTCAGCAAGTGCGGTCACAATTCCGTACATATTCGAGATAGTCAAAGTCGGGCGGTTACTCGGTCCTTGTCCAGATAGCTCAAAACCATCAGCGTTGATCGGGTAGGCTTGATACTCGTTACCCTGCCAAATAACATTTTTATGACCCTGATTTACACCATTATGGAACCGCAATAACTCGCCTTTTTGCGTAGGATTGCTAGCGCTGTGAATGTGCCGCAAGTCAATTTCCCATAGTTCAATTAGCGCGCCCTGCTCAAGTTTCGGTAATTCTTGTCGCATATCGCGCGGTATTGGCTTTGGCATTACACCACCTCTTCAAAGCTGCAACTAAATTCAGTATGCGTTTTACCGACGGTTTTGCTCCAATCGGGACAAACGACCTTGATCAACTGGTTATCATTGGCTTTTTCGCGAAATAAAAAGGCGGTCACGCCGCCCTTATTCCTTAAAAATTTATCAAAATCGACCGCACTTTTATGATGAACCTTGAAAGTGAGCGAATATTTCCGCAATAACGGATTTAATCCGTCCACCATACGTTGTTCGTAACCATCGCCGAACTTATTCACTTTTCGGCGCGGTTCGTTTTTGACTGTGTAACCCGGTTTCGGGCAGTAAGGCAAAATATCAAGTGCCATTTATTACCTCATTCATTACGTCCGATTAAACGCCCCACCGCTACGCATATCCTCGCGCTGGTTTTTGCGATAGCGCATATCCGCAATGCGATCCATTTGCCGCATAAGCTCAACGGTAATTTGCAATTCATCGCCGTTTTGCTCGCTACTCACGCTGGCGGAAACTGGTTCGCCGTTGTTGATCACTTTCACTGTGACGTTACCGCTACTCCGGCTGATGTTTCCGCCATAGTTAGGCAATTCAGGCACGCTTACACCGCCACCATTAGCAAAGCCACGACGCGGAGCGCCGTAGTTAAGCTGATCTAAAAAGCCACGTCCTAAACGGCTCGTGGCTTCTTTTGTGATGACGTACTCTCCTCGGTGGACAATACCAGCAGGCGCATACTTTCCGCCGTCACCAGTATAACCACCGCCAGCAAACCCGACACTCATAATCTGCGAAATAACATTCGCGCCTGCTGCCGCCACCGCCGCCATATTGGCAAATTTCTGCGCTGGTGTAAGTGCGGTCGGATCGGCTAATGCTTGGCTAATAGCCTGTGACAATTTAACCGTGGCTTCCGCAATCGCAAAGGCTTTTGATACCGCAAACATCGCTTTATAAGCGGCGGATTGTTTCCCTGCCGACTGTTCAACAGCAGATGCCAAATTACCAAATGCACCGCCCAAATCGTTCAGACCTGTGGCGTATTGCCCCATGTCGCGTTGGAACTCGTCATTTTTGTACTTATCGATGATCTGCTGTCTGCGTTGCTGGAACTCTTCTTCGGTAATCAGTTTCTGCTCGTTAAATGCCTGCAACTGCGCCAATTCTTCCGCTTGTTTGTTTCGCGTTTCCTGTTGGGGGTCGTAGATTGCCCGTAGTTTGCTTAATGGGTCAACTGCCTGTTGAGAAATCTGCTGTGCGTAATTAAATTGCATTTGCTGAGCAGCTTTTCTTGCTTCGTCAGCATTTAATTGACCGGCGGACCGCAATTCTTCAATGCTGCCTAAATCTTCCGTAAGGTTTGATTTAAGCAATTTTTCAGGCGCATATTGCCGGCGAGTTCAAGACGCTGTTTCGCAAATCGTTCTGTAATTGCCGTCTTCGCTGTTTCATACTCTTGGTGAGATACAACCCCTTTGCGCATATGTTCATCGAGACGCTGAAACATCCGCACTTCTTCAAGGTTAATTTCGCCTAGAGTTGATGACGATTTCTTACGAATTTCATCGTAAAAGTTAAGCCAATTTTCACGAGCATTATCTGACGACTTATTCTTTTTGAGACTTGTTTCAATGGTGGCTACCTTAGTATCTGTATCAAATAACCCTTCAATCTTTTTACCCATGTCTAGCATGGTTTGTAATTGTTCGGCGGATAAGTTGATCGCAGTTGCGGCTGCCTGTGCGGCCACTACGTCACCATTGGCAATAGCATTAAGAACCTTTGAGTATTCAGCACCTTTAACACCAAGCACTTCATAAAGACCTGCCAACACATAAGATGCCTTAGCATGACCTTTATTTTTAAGCTCTAACACCTCTAATTTGGCGCGTAAATCATCTGATTTTTAGTCAGCTCGCTTTGAGCTTTCGCGAGATCGATAACGGCAGCCGTAGCCTGATTAGTGCTATCCTTATTTTTATCAATACCATTTTTTACATCGGCGATAATTTGACCGGCTTTTTCTGCGCCAACATTAAATACAGATAATTTCTTGTGAATATCATCTAACGACTTGCCATTATTCAGCATGGACTGTACAAGTGCGCGTAGTTGATTATCAAATGCCTGACTTTTAGCCGACGCAACTTCCAAGCCACTTTTGTATTTTGCCGACGCTTCTTCTACTTCCTGCGCAGTTGAAGCAAACCAACCTCCGCGACGATGGCTAAACTCAGTTGAGATCATCGTAGAACCCAATTTTTGAGCTGTTCTTCTTGCTCTTTCATCGCTTCGATTTGCTCAAAAATCTTGGTAGTAAGTACGGCTTCGCTTAACCCTTCATAGCTTTCTTTCAGTTGCTCGTTAGCGGCAGCGGTATCAATCGCTTTTTTACGAGCTTCTTCCGCTTGTGAGTTGAAATATAACAACGCACTGGCAGCAATAGTCACCGCGCCAGCAGGACCGCCAAGCAGTCCCATAACACCCCGCAAACCAGCCGCCGCTGCGCTGGCAAGTCTGTTTGCCGTTGCTAAATTTTGTTTTGCTGTCGCTTCCGCTTTTGTCAGCGCAATAATTTGTGCCGTCTGCGCTTTCATCTGTTCGCGCAACGCAAATCGCGTTTTTTCAGACTGGGCAACTTGTAACTGTGCAGCCAAAGAAGCCATTTCTGTTTGAGCCGCTACCCGTAGTGCTGTGGCTTTAGCATAGAGGGCTTTCGCTTCGTTGTAATGTGACAACGTGTTTTTCGCACTTGCTACACCGGTTTGTACAAGTTTTGAGGAATAATTACCAAGTTGCCCAACCGCCAAGGCACCGGCAAATAATGTCGCCATTTTAATGGCATCTTCCAAATTTGCCGCCAAGAACTCTATGCTATTCGCTATACCGGTAGTAACCCCGGTGGCGCTATCAAAACGCCCGATCATTTGGATAAATGACGTTTCAAAATTGGTCATCGCGCCGGAAACTGACTTAATGCGATTAGCAAAATCATCATCGACCTGCGCCTTGACCTTTTTTAATGCTTCAACAACCTGCGGAATATCCAGTTTGCCGGTGGCTCCCATTTGTTTAAGTTCGCCGGTCGTTACGCCCAAACCTTCGCGATTGCGTCCGCAAGTCCGGGATTTGTTGCATTACAGAATTAAGATCTTGCCCTTTTAACGTTCCTGTTGCCAACGCTTGCCCAAATTGAACCAACCCCGCCTCAGCTTGCGCAGCAGTTGAACCCGACATTGCAACGGACTTTGTCACGGTTTCAGTCAAGGCGGCTACATCAGCTTGGCTTAGTTTTAACTTTTCAGCATTTTGAGCAAATTTTTGATAAACAAGCGACGTCGCACTTACAGCCTGATTAGTCCGCAGGGAGATATCAAAAACAGTCTGTGTCGCCAAAGCAAGTTGAGCATTACCATTTGTTGATAGTTTAATCGATTGGTTAATTCTGTGTTTGCGTCAGCATACTGAATAAATGCCTTAATTGAACTCGTCAGAGAATCTTTAAATAATAAAAATTAGTTAATTTGCTGGAGTTGTTAAGCGCAGTCATCGCCGAATC